CATTACAGATCCTTTCTATATGTGTCAAGTATAACACAATACTATTTAGCATGCAACACAAAAAGGTGTGATTTACACAGGTTTTTTACCTGATTTGTCAATTCTGGCAAAATTACCTGTTTACAACCAGTTTTCTCCTGTGTATAATAAATACTGTGCAGGCGAGCCAGACTCCAGCAACAGCAGGAGTTAAACGCAGAGTGAGACAGGCACTCCACTCAAAGTCATATTTGAGTCCTCTGATCCTTTTTCGATGAGCCACCTGTCCTGGCTCGCTTGCACTTTTTTTATATGACACAAGAATGGACTTGGCGTAGAGCCACCGGGCAGGATGTTGCGGACATTGTCACAATGGCTGAACGAGATTTCCAAACCGAAATAGATGGTGTGTTTCGAGCCGATCCTGTTGCGTATGCTCGCAATGTGACCACAGCAGTGGTCCAGCAGTTTTATATCCCCCATCAAGAACTACTCATGGTCGCCCGCAATCAGCACGACCAATTGCTGGCCTACGTCTGGGTGGTTCGGGAAACAGCACCGTGGAGTGATGAGGTCATGGCTGCCACTCGTATGGTGCATGTGGATTTGGCATTGTCCACAAGACACAGAATAAGATTAGTGCAACAGATGATTGGCCTTTGGGAAGTCTGGGCCAGAGAAAGTGGTATTGCAATTGTGTGCTCTACCACCATGCGTAGAGACACAGCAGGCTTCCTACGCATACATGCCGCCGCTGGTTATGATGTGCGTGGATCAATTGCCTATCGGCGATTGGCGTGACCACTAAATATTTGTCTATTAGCATAGGCACTGGATTTACTTGCAGAATCCAGGTAAACTAACCCACAATTCCGTGGGTTTTTTTATGATTGAGATTTAAGGCCTTGATCTTGCGGTGTTAGCACGAACCAGGGTAGCCACTGGGTGCTGGTCATGCAATTCACGATGTAAACCACAGCACTGCGGTGCCGCTGTGCAGGGTTTTTTAGAGGTTTTTAGTGATCAGTCCAGGGTGCTGTTCAGCATCCAGATGCTCTTGGCAATGTCCAAGATCTGATCCTGTGCATAGTTGCTTATTTCGGCGTGATTCTCGAGATCAGCCACTGCCATAAGTGATTCATAACAGTCTTTGAGTAGTTCCAGGTCTTCTCTAACCAGTTCAAGTAGTTCATCTGCGGTTCCTTCTATTGGTTCATCTGATATCACTGAACCATCCATGATGTCTGTTAAACAGTGTGGCATAAACACCTGCAAGGTGCGTAGCAGTTCTGCTATCTGGTCAATCTGTGCCTGCCGGCGTTCATAAATCCCGCCCAACATTTTATGATCGCTGCGGAACGTTCTCCCGACCAGATTTACGTGTGCCACGTGGCTGCGATAGTAAGTGACAAAGTTGTCACAGAATACCTGTGTTAGTTGTTGTTCAAGAGTTGTGGTCATAATATTATTTAATCTTTCTTGAGTTTATTACGCTGTTTAGAGGTCAATGTGCCGTTTAGATCATATGTTTTGATCAGCACTGGTGATTTTGGATTGCTGTTGTCAAACACTTTGATATATTCAGGATTATTTTCACGTGCTGACAAATCTGTAATTTCTACTTTAATAGGCTTGCCAGAACTTTTTTCAGTGCCAAATAAAGTATTGCTGTGGTCAGGACGATCAATTCTATGAGTCAATGCTAAATCAGCATCAGGCTTGAAGTTTATAGATCGATTGACATTTTCAGTTATTATTCCTGTAGACGTTTTGTATTTGATAGTTGCTGGCTCACCGCTGTCTAATGCTGCCTGCACAGCCGCACGTCCTTCAGTTGCTTTAAGCACGCCTTTTGGAACTGGGAATTCCATTGAATCTACCTTGGTCCAATTATTGCCAGTGCCTTGTTTATACAACACACCATCGCCTGTTTCAGGTTCAACATATTTGTAAACAGGACTATTTTTAGTTGTTTTGGCAGTGTAATATTCTGTAAATGCAACATCAGTCCCATCTGGATTCCAATGTTCAACAGATTTTTCCCATGTAGTATTTTTAGGTAATACTCCACGCATGTCGCTGGGCATAGTGTCAGGAGAATTGCCAGGCTCAGTTCTTGTTTTATTTTTTATATCATGAACAATACCAAACTCTTTGGCACCTTCAACATCCTTGGCTAACTCATTAAAGGAAATTCTTTTTTCAGTTGGTGTCATAGTTGATTTTACAACAGGTGCTGGTGTAGTAGCAACTGTTTTGGCTGCTGTTTCAGCACGAGTCTGTGCGGCTTTTTCCACAGGTGGTTTTGCGTTGTAAGCATCAACTGCTGCTTGTTGTTCAGCAGTCATTGGTGTCAACCGGCCACGTAATGTATCCAGTGTGTTGACTGGTGCTGCTGGTGCCGGTGCGGCTGTGGGCATAGCAGTGGGTGCTACCGGAGCCACAGGTGCTTCTACACGTGGTGGTGTATAGCCACCGGCTGCAGCAGCACGAGATTGTAGTGCTGCTACACGAGCAGCCTTTTCTGTTTCGCCACGAGCACGTATCTGAGCCTGCACAGTGTCAAGTGCTGCCTGTCGTGCAGGATCTAAACCAGGTTGTATTCGAGCCGCTGCCATCTGTTGCGGTGTTTGACTAATGCTTGTAGATGCTGCAGGAGCAGTGGCCGCAGGCATTGGCGGATATTTTGTATTCAATGCTGCTTGACCTGCCGCTGCTAAATCAGCACTGGCACCGCCTGCACCTGTATACATGGTTGGTGGAGCCACAGGCCCTGCTGCTGTGGGAGTATAACCCAATCTTGGTTGTGTAGGTTGCAGTGCTGCCTGTGCCTGCGCAGCACCCACTTGATTGGTAAAGCCTGGTGCAAATCCAGTTTTGTTACCAAGATATCTTGCACCTAATTCACCAACACCCTGGGCCAGAGTCTTGAACGGAATGCCTGTCAAGGCTGTGAGACCAATTTCGCCCATGGCCTGTAAGGGATTAGTTCTGACACCACGACCCACACGCTCACCAAACGCCTGCATGCCTTGACCCTGTAATGGCACCAATGTTTCGCCTGCTGTAGTTTTTGGACTGATTGCCTGTGCTAATTGTCCTGTGCGACCACCAACCAACTCACTTGTGGGTCTGGCTTGGCTTTCCAGTTGTGATAGTGTTTGGCGTGGCACACCAGGCAATTCGCCCATAAAACGCTGTGCTGCTGCCGGAGGTGTGTAGGTATCACGCAACGGAACCATGGCTGATGTTGCTGGATTGTATTGTTTATTGGCCAAACCTTCAACCAAACCTTTGCCAAACTGCAATGGTGCGCTGACTGGTGCTTTTGCTGCACCAGTAACATAAGGTTCTGCTGCATACATGGCTTGTCCCACTGCTTGTCCTGCACGATTCACATAAGGCTGTGCTTTTGCTCCGGCCAACAACATGCCACTGCCCAACATATTTTCCACATCAGATCCAGGCAAGCCTGTGGCCGTGCTGATAGGTTTTGCAACTGCTTGCACACCTTCGCCCACAGCACCCATTGCTTTGCGGCTGAGTTCGCGTTGATATGCAGGATCTTGTGTGATGCCAAATGCTGTGCCAATGACATCCTTTGGTGAAGTTGTTTCTGCTGTGGCCTGTTCAGGCGTGCGACCAAACGCACGTGCCATGGGATATGCTGCATAATCCAACGCACCAGTTACTGCGTTCAATGCTGTGTCTGCCAAACTGGCAGCACTTTTGCCAAAATCTTTGGCATAGTCCGCAGCACCTTTTTCAGGTCCAATGTGTGCTAAGATTTTACGCTTGGCTTCTTCAGGATCTGTGGTTTCAATGTCGTATTGAACACCCTTGTAATCGTAGATTGGCATGTTATTTTAATTTGATAGGATTACCAGCAGTGCCAGGCACGCCACTACCTGCAGCAGGTGCCACTCCTGCTGAACCACCTGTGCTGGCTTGAGTGCCAGCATAGCCCAGTCTACGTTTTAGATCTTCGCTGCGACTCTGTATCCAGTCTCTGACAAATGCAGGATCACTACTGCCATCAGGTTTGTATCGTGTCCAGAATTCCAAATCCACTGTGCTGGGATTTGATCCCAGGGCTTTTAGGCCATCTGCTGCCAGTTTGTTCACTGTGTCCAAAATAGTTTTTGTATTTTTAGCATCAGTGGTTTCAAACTGTGCACCAATTGCCTGTGCAATAGGACCGCGTCCAACAGCCGCACTCAAAGCACTGCCAACATTGTGTTCACCAGAATCCAGCAGACCAGTGATTTTGTCAATGCTTTTCAGCATGTTCTGTGTGTCAGCACTGGCAGCAACCTGTTTGGCTGCTTCTGTTACAATTTCTTTTTGTCCGGCTTGTGCTGCTTTTAGGTTGCCAATGGGTTCGCGTAGATCAACACCACCTGCACCTTTGGCACCACCTGGAGCACCACCACCAGCAGCAGGAGCACCACCACCAGCAGCAGGAGCACCACCACCTGGCACAGTTGTGCCCATGCCATACAATTGCAGGAATTCTTGACGATTTTCTGGAGTTTGTGGTCCTTTGATTTCTTCAAAAGATTTCAGTGCATCCAGCACATTGCCACCGTGTTTCTTCTTGAGATCAATAATGAGGCTGTAATCTGCTTTGGTAGCAGCAGCAGATATTGACACAGGATTCCAAGCACCGTTGTATTCGTAGAACTTGCCACCAGATTCAACTCTGGTGGTTGGTTGATTCTGTGCGTTGTATGTGGTGACCACACGCCCTTTGATCTTTTTACCATCAATAGTGGCTTCAACGTCTTGTGTAGACACATCTGGTTTGACCTTGCTGGCTCCGCCACCCATGGACATGACCAATTCTTTGGCTGTGAGTGCTCGACCAGTTTCAGGACTGTAACCTTCGATAGGTGTGCCGTTGGCAGCCACTTTGACCATCACAGGTTTGCCGTCCAATGTAAATGATTGTTCTCGACCAATACCCAGTTTGGCTGCTTCTGCCATGGCTGAATTTTCCATGCCCAATAGCCCAAACAGCACTGCTTTGACATAACTGCCACCAGTAGTTTTTTCACGCAGAGCACGTGCTATTTCAGTTTCTGTCATTGTGGGCAGTTTTTCTTTGGCAGTGTTCAAGCCCTGTTCTTGTGTGAGTAATTCTTGAGCCCGCACACGAGCACGTTTTTGTAAATTATCAGGCACAGTGGCATCATAACCAAAATTGATTAGATCTTTGGGATTGTCTTGCAGGTTCAGATACTGCTGGAATGGATCAGGTGGCAAGTTCAGTGCAGGTGCTTGACGCTGTTCGTATTGTGCAACTTGATTGTTGATCACGCTGTCTGGTGGTGGCATTGCAACAGGAGCAGTAGGAGCAACAGGAACAGTAGGACGCATCATTCGGTCGTCACGTGCGTTTTGTCCTGGTGGCATAGCAGTAGGCACAGTGCCAGCCTGTGCTGAAGGAATTATATTGCTAACTGCTTGTCCAATTTTTTGCAAATAGCCTTGTGTTTCACGTGGCAGTTGTGCCACATTCATTTGTCCTTGATTGGCCTGTATGTTTTGTTGCACACGTCCAGGTCCTGCATTGTAAGCAGCAGCGGCTTTTTGTGTGTCGCCACCAAACTTTTGCAGCATGGCTTGATAGTATTCTTGACCCACACGATTGTATTCTTCAGGAGTTTGTGCTTGTGCAGGACGAATGCCATAGCCAGGGTTAGCCGCTGTTGCAGGCATAACTTGATTGCGATACATTGCACCTGCAGGACTGGTAATAGGCCGACCTTGAGCATCAAAGTCTCTGTTACCACTTTCCACTTGTTGCATACGCTTAAACACGTCTTCTGGATTTACAGGACCAGACACAGTGGGTGTGTTGGGATTCATTGGACTCAGTGCTTCAGGCGTGCCTCGAATGGTCATTTCTTTTGTGCCATCAGGATTATAAGTCACTGTTTGTTTTACAGGTTGTTGTGCAGCCGCCTGTGCTTGTGTTCGTGCAGCCGCCTGTGCTTGTGCTTGGCCATCTGCTTGGGCTCGGGCTGCTGCTTCTTGTGCTTCGCGTTGACGTCGTTCTTCATCCGACTCGTATTGGCCTATTACATTGCCCATTTCATCGTATTGGTATGCCATTGGTTACAGTCCTGGAATTTTGATGCCGCCGCCGCCAATTGGCGTTGAACCATAACTGCCACCAAAGCCAAATTGTGTGCCACTGGTTACTGTGCCTTGTGTGCCACGGAAGTCCGGTGTGTAACTTGCAGCCGGTGTGCCAAATATCACTGAAGCATATTGATTGTATAACTGTTGCGGTGTCATTGCGGCTGATACCTGCTGTCCAGCAGCACCCAGAGCCTGTCCAATACCACCTTGACCCAATTGACTCAACTGACTGGCAGCACCCATTCGCTGAGCAGCAATTTGACTCTGTATGTCTGCGGCTGTTTTGGTTTGTAGTGCTTGATTCTGTCCAGCCAATTGACGATCTGCTAATGCCTGGCGGGCTGAGCCCAGATTGCCTGTGCCACCAAACTGTGCATTTTGACCAGCAAGATTCTGTTGATATTGTGCCTGTGCCGGAGCCATTGCTGACATAACTTGATTGCGTTCATAGTCCGGAGAGAACAGGCTTTGCAGACCAGTGATGCCAGAACGCAAGGCTGATTCGCCTGTTGAGCCCAGTGTCTGTTGTGCCTGTGACGCAGTGCCACCCAGGTTCTGTGCGGCTGTGAGCACTCCACCAGCATTTTGATTGTAGATGTCTTTGGCACCTTGCACACCAGACTGATAGGTTGGGATAATAGTCCCAGTCAACATGTTGGTCTGTGCTGATATAGCGTCTTTTTGTTCTTGTGTTAGAACCGGGGCCGATGACCCACTTGATTTTCCGAAACTCATTGTGTGTTTCCTTCTAATGTGATATTTAGTGCAAATGTGATTTTAAGCATTTAGTTGTTCCTTAGGACGGTGTTTGTGATGATACCGGGGCCAACGCACTGCTGATTTGATTTTGTATGTCTGCAATAGTGGCGTAATCACTGTTCAATGCTGCACGATCTTGACGTGTTTGCCAATCTGCACCCAGCACAGTGTTGATTCGAGTCATCTGTTCAGGCGTATACATTGATCCAGATCTGCCAGCAGGTGCAATTGAACTGGGAGCAACAGGGCCACCCACCTGCACTTGTCCATAACTGGGTGCTGTTTGAGTAGGTGCACGATAGGCCTGTGCTCGTGTGGCCGGTGCCACAGCAGCAGGTGGTTGATATGTGCCGGCAGCAATGGCAGCATAGTCTGCAGGACTCAATGGTCGGGCCACCTGTGATATGCCAAACGGTGTGTTGGGTGCTGCCACTTGATTGTAGGCTTCAGCATTGAATGTAGGACCAAACTGTGGTCCATGTCCACCCCAGTAGAACTGGCTTTGTGCAGGATCTGTGGTGTTGTAAAATGCCGTGGGCTGTATATAACCTGGATTCAACATGTTGCCAATCACATTGGGCCTCACTGTGGGTGCCACAGGTGGTGTGTATGGTGGTGGTGTGTCTGGTGTTGATACGATTGGTGGCACAAGAATAGGAATATACGGCGTGAGATCTATAGGTGGCGTTGTCACATCCACAGGTGGTGGCGTAACATCAACCGGCACCACTGTGTTGTCTACTGGTGTTGGAGTGAATACATCTGGTGGTGTATCAGCAATCACATTGACCACAGTGTTGTCTACTGGTGGTGGTGTGTATGGAGCAGTGATCACTATCTCTGGCGGCACAGACGTGACTGGTCTTGTGTCAGTTACGGGTATTTCGCCCAGATCTGTCACTGTGTCGCCTGGTGGCACAACTGGTCCAGTAGTCACAACACCAGGTTGGCTTGGACCTTGATCTGTGTAAGGGTTATATGGAGTCACTGGTGTTGTGACAGGAGCATAACCGGTTATCTGTCCTGTGGGATCATAAACCAAACTGCCAATTACATAACCTGTTGTGCCATCAGCATTCACAATGGTTGTGGTGCCAGCCGGCATCCACGGAGGTAATACCGGAGTTGTGGTGCCAGTATACCAATCTGGCAACGGACCTGGAGGCACATCCAATGGAGGGTATGGGCCAAGATCAACAGGCGCAACTGGAGTAGGAACTGTGGCAACAGGCACTGTGTCAGGCAGTGTGATACCTGGAGTGTATGGATATGCACCAGGGCCTGCATCTAAACTGCCACTCAATGGTGGTGCAGTTTCCCAGGCATTGGCAGCCGGATTCCAAGTGGCAGTGCCAGCATCAATCTGTTCTAACGTTGCCAACACAGCACCTGGAGTCAGTTGTGAGGAATCAGTCACATACTGCGGAGCCTCTGCTGTGCCTGCTGCTCCACCTACATCAACCTGGTATGGTGCATTACCACCAGTAGTAATGCCTGGTTGAACTGGACCTGCATCTGTTATGGTGTCTGGAGTTATTGCGGCCACTTCAGTAGGAGGACCATATGTGGGCTGCCAATCTGTAATTTCAGAAACGTCTGGCAACACGTCAGGTATTACTGCAGACACAGGCGGTGTGGACACAGTAGGTGTTACTGGTTGTGGTTCTGTTCCTGCTGCTCGTGCATCAGCCACAGCCTGTTGGAAACTGGCAATTTCATTAGCATCAATAGTGTCGCCAAATCCTGCTTCCCAAAATGCTAACCCTTCAGGATCTGATGCGCGGCCTGCGTATTGTTTATACAAGTCTTCAACTGTGATGCTGGGTGGTCCATAATCAAAATCACCAGGCATTATTGTGTATGGTGTAACTGAAGTATCAGGTATACTGGGACCATAATCAAAGTCGCCAGGAACGGCTGCATCTGCACCGCTAATATAATCCACTACGCCCTGCACAACATAGGTTGTTCCACCTGCTATAATGGCATCTTCTAAACTGCCGCCATTCACAATCACCGAGCCTGCACTAATATACGGCAAGGCCCAGGCATTGCCTGTAGACACTGCTGCAACTTTGGCTATGGTGCCAATGGGATCATCCAAAGCACCTTGCACCACATCACCAACAAAATCACCAACACCTTCAACAATGTCAAAGGCCACATCAGCAACATCGCCAATGGCATCGCCAACTGACTCAAATACATCGCCAACAAAGTCGCCTACATCTTCAACTGCGTCTGTTACTGCACTCATTTTGTGGCTCCTTTACCAGTGTTACCCATGTTGATTGTGGCTCTATATCTTTTTCCATCTTGTGATTTTTCTATTGTGTAACCCATGCCAGTAAAAGGTGGATCACGCATGATCTTCTTAAACAGAGTCAATGGTTCTGGTGATTCAAACTGCACCACCAAAATTTTGAATCCTATCATACCAGCGGCTTTCAAAAACTGTCTGGTGTTTTTGACATAATTGGCTGCTGTGTCTGCGTTCAGCACACGAAACAGGCCGCGATCCTTTTGTTTAGGCACATAATGTATAATAAACAAAGTGTTGCCTTCACGCATGGGAATCACATTTGGCATACTGCTTTCAGCCAGAATGGCTGCTTCGCCCTGTTCTTGTGTGTATTTGCTGCCGGTTTCTTCCATGGCAATATGCACAATTTCTTTGGCATCTATTTCACGTGTTTTGCTGTCTACTACTGGCATAATTTTCCTTGTTTGGTTATTTACTGTTTGATTACCTGGGCGGTTAGACTGCGTAGGCCTGTGGTGGCACGACCAATGGTGGTGTCGTATGGTCCTGTTATGGTTGTGACTACCAGAGTCATATCATTGGCCGGAGTTGCACCACCAAGATCAGTGCCTAATATTTTTAATATGTCGCCAACTCTATAATCACTACCACCTGCAGTAACATCAATTAAAGTGTTGTTGTTAGTGTATGATGTGGTGGCAGCAGTGGCTGACAATGTAACATCCACAGTTAGACCAGATCCAGAACCTGATACATTTACTGGATTGATTGAACTATATGTGGTGTCCACACCTAAGATTGGTTTGATTCCAGAAAAATCAAAATCACCAGTTTCGTTTCTGACTCGTATAGAACCAGGCATTACAAACTCCACTGTGAGAATATACCAGTAGTAGCCAAAATTCAAATTGGGTCCATCCAGCACAGTGGTAAACACTGCTTCTAAACTCTGAGTGCCTGTGCCAGCAGTGACTGATTGAGCAAATGACTTTTCACTCACCAACACTGTGTCTGCAAACAAGTAGTCATTATCACCGGGAGTGTCTGTGGGAAATCCTCGCAATCGAGTAATAGCAACTACCACAGCATAATCTGTAGCAGTGGCACAGTCATATTCCCATGTTAGATCCAACTGTGCTGACACAAACACCTGATCAGTTGGACCAGACACTGTGACACGAGCATTACACTCTGTGTCCATAGGCGTGCCATCAAGATAGTTTCTACCCACTGTGCCGCCTGACACATAGGCTGGCCAGGTGAATGTGCTTGAAGTAAACAGTGTAACGTCAGTTGTGGTGCAACTGAACACAGTATATCCGCCATCAAAGAAATCTGGATTGACTCCGGCAAGATCAACAGCATCACCATATTCAAAAGGTGCTGTGGCCTGTGCTGTGGTAAATGTCAACACAATCTGCCGCCCTGGATTGGTAGGCACTGTGATGTTGTTTATGGGTATGCTTAGGAATACACTGGGATTTAGAGTTGTGGTAAAGGGCAACGACCAAGGCTGGCGACTACTGGGTCTAATGTAGGCCGGCAAGTAAGCACTAAAGCCTTCAAAGTTCTGTCCAAGTCCAGCAGGGCCACTCAACAGGTAGTTGATGGCTTCATTTATGCCTTGACTGTCATCAATTTCAATGGGAAACTGTGCCATTATATTTCCTTTTTAACGGTCATCTTCAACCTGTGTGATTTGCCAAGTGGTTGCTGAACACATCCAGATGTTTTGATCACTGGTGTCACCTAATTCTATAGTGTTTACCCGGAATGCATTTTGGTTGATCTGTGCCCAGGGATTGTTGCCAGCATTGCCGTCAGCATCCACTGCCAAAGTTACAGGTGTTTTGGCAACAGGTATTGAACCCACTGAGTTGGCACCTTCGATTGTGACAGTGATGTTGCCAGTGGCAGGATACAAGGGTATTTCATTGCTTTCATTAGCAATAGCACCCAGGTTTACCACTTCAGGCAAGATGCGATGCACCATGAGTCTGCCAGAATAATCTTTCAGCAGTTTAATATTGTCTCTGCGAAACACACTGGTAATTGCTCCAGTGGGATTGGCACCAGTGGGCAAAAATGCAAAGCCTTGATCTTTTTGCACCAGTTGACTTTCTGCAAGTCCTTGTGCATACACAACTGTTCTTGAAGCAAACAATGGATCCCAATTGGGTGCGTTGTATTCAAATATTGGTGCTTCGCAACTGAATGTTGCTGAACTGATATCTCTTGGTGCATTCCAGCAGTCTAAATCATATCTATAACTCAGCATCTTATTAGGCACGCCACCTACAGCATTGCTGTCAGGATAGTAAATTTCTATCTGACTGCGTTGTGAATTTACTTCCATAAACACTCTGTCATAGTATTGCGGATCCAGTTCATTATAGAACCAGTTCTTTACACGCTGTGTGCCCAGGCCTTGAAAGTCCTGTCCGTCAAACACCCAGATGTCACGAGCATCTACGCCATACACCAGTTTGTCTGTGTTGGCCCAGCAGTTGCTTGAAAGTAAGCCACGTCCTTGATTGAACTGTCGCACACCTAAAATAGGTGCTGCGGTTGTTGAATAGTTGATAGGGCTAAAAACTACAGTATCCCAATAACTGCACAGGAAGAACTGACCATTACAGGGAAATGCATCCAAGGCAGGTCCACGTAGCGGCACTTCCAACTGGTTGGCCACGTTGGTCACTGTGGGTGTCCAGGTTGTGGGTGCTTGGTTGAGACCAAATGCTTGACTCCATTGCACAGTGACCGGATACAGTTCTATTGCACTGGTATCCACGTTGGTGGCTGTGAGATTGCCTGCTACCAAGATTGATCCCACATTGGGTGTGTTGTATAGTCGCATAAACTTGGCAAACACATTAGACCAATTTGCATTGTAGTTCCAACTGTATGCAGGTGCAACTTCGCCACCTGCCAAATAAGCATCTGTAGTATTGTTTATAATGGTCACATCTGTTGTGGTGCAGGCAGTGACTTCCCAGGTGCCGTTGTAGTATCTGGGTTCAACATTGGTCAATGACACATAACCACCCACTGCAAATGGTGCCACTGCTTGAGTATCAACAAATGTCACAAGTTTGGTTGTCAAAGTTGCCGGAGTAATATCGTCTATTTCCAACGGCACTTGATTTGAATAACTCACCATCACAGCACCCGGTTGATCAGGCCAAAAGAATGGCGGATTTGCTTCGTCGTTTAGGAACAGCACAGTGCCGTTCCAGGCTTCGGTAATGTTGGTGGCTTGACCATAACTGCTGGAATCAAAAGTAGGATCTGTGGGCGTGATGTTATACCAAGTGGTGTTGCCGTCACTTGCCCAGTATGATCCTGGTGTGGCACCTTCACCTGTGAGTGCAACCACAAACCAGAATTCACCATTTTGTCTAAATCCGCCTGTGACAAATGTGGGTGGTCCATATCCTGCTGGCAATGCATCCAAGATTGTTTGATCGCCGGCCATTGATCTAATGCCACGCACATCTGTTTCTACATTCAACCCGTCATTGTATTCATTTGGTGCCAGGGCTGTGGATGGCACATCCGGTGTGAATGTCATTTTGGCGAACGGAATTCGCACTTCTTGATAATTGGAATTTATGTTGGCCATTGTGTGTCCTTAGAATGTGCTCAATGCCACACGCTTCCATGTGTTGGCAGCAGTGCAAACATATAGATAATTGGTGTCAGTGCTGATCTGTCCTGCTGTGCCGGATGAATTGTTGGCTCTGGTGCTTTGTGCTATGCCCAAGAATCCACCTGACACAGCAACGTTGCCTGTGACATTTAGGCCAGAATTCACAGTGGCAGTTTGGTTCACTGTCAAATAACTGGTGGTAATTGTGCCGCCAGACAAACTAATACTTGTGCCAACATCAAGTGCAGTGCCAGCATTCAGTGCTAAACTTACATTGCCCCAGGCAGTGAGTCTACTGGTAGGACCAGTGCTGGTGCCAATCTGCACACCTGTGTTGAACAATGCGCCAGTAAAACCAGAATTGCCACTGAGATTGGTCAGCACAAGTTGATTTGCTACGCCGCCTACATTAAAACTAATGTTGGCATTGGCAGAAGGAATATCAACAGAAGTTGTGCCAAATGATATTGAATTGCCTGCACTGCCGCCATTGCCAGTGGCAGTGACAGTGACAGCACCTGTGGCTTGATTTACACTGATACCTGCACCTGCTACAATACTGGTCACTATGTTGGTCAATTCAGAGCCATTGCCTTTGACATATCCACCAGTGACATTGCCCCCAGTGGTCAAATTGCCTACACTCACGTTGCCAGACACAGCCAATGAGGTCAGTGTGCCTACAGAGGTAATTGTAGGCTGTGCTGCTGTGGTCACTGTGCCGGCTGTGGCAGCAGTGGCTGCTGTAGTTGCAGTGGTTGCAGTGGTTGCTGTGGTAGCAGAACCTGCAGTGGTGGCATAGGCAGCATTGGCCACAGTGCCCACTATGTTGGCAGCAGTCAAAGCAGTCAGCAGGCTTCCGTTGGCCGAAATATAAGCAGCAGTAATGTTGCCGGTGACACTGACATTGCCCGCACTCAGGTTGCCAGTGAATGTGGGCAGGTAGGCTGCCACATTGGCATTGCCATAAGTGGCAGGTAGTCCTGTCAGCAATGATCCGTTGCCTAAAATGTAGTTGCCTGTGATGTTGCCTGAAGCACTCACAGTGGCTGCTGTGATGTTGCCTGCAGCAGTGTTTACATAGGCTTGAAGATTGGCTGCTGTGACTGTGTAGTTGGTTAGGCTATCCACCACAGGAATGGTGACTGCGCCTGTGATTGTGCCTAAATTGGGTAATTGACTAAATTTAATATTTGCCATTTTGTTTGGTTATCCTTCTGTTATAAAAAATTCACCAGATTCAGAGATTAAATTATCGCCGGTTTCTGTGATGAAAAAATCCGCAGTGATCAGTGCTGGCACTTCGCCTATAATAATACTGCCGCCTATTGTGATGCCACCGCCTATTTCTATCATATCATTAGTTCATTGTGACTGAAACGTTGCCAATACCAAACGTCAGGCTGTTGCCGTTCAACACTGTTTGTGCAGTGCTGAGTGGGCCATAATACAGGATGTTGCCGGCTGAGGATGCATCTGCTATGCTCCAGGCCACTGCTGTGACCCAATCTGCAGATGCAGGACCAAAGGTCACGTTGCCAGTGTTGGTGGCCACACCCGATGACACTGAAAATGCAGTGCTAACACGTGCATAGCCACTGCCTGAAAGTTCAGTGCCGGCGGAGGAGTCTGTGGGTGTGACTGAATACAGGGCTGTGTATACAGTGGTGGGAGTTGTATAACTCACATTGGCCAATGTTGCGTTTAGTAATGCGTTTTCTAAATAATTGCTTGCGGACATAGTTGTTTCCTTAAAATGCTACCAGTTGTGCTGCTGTGCCTGACCCCAGACTATCGGACGTTATTTTGACACCAGCAGGCATGCGTGATCCTGTGGGCTGGTCGAATGAATAACCGTTGGCAGTGTTGGTGCCGTTGTCCGAGTTCCAGGCAAACCAGGCCTTTTGACCAGCCACTGTGGTGTTCACAGCCGAACCTGTTAGACTTGCATAATACACAGCAGGATCCAGGGCCACACCCCAGTTGATCCAATGACTGGCCAGATTAAAATCACTGATGTAATACTGAGTCCAATCTACAGGCGATACTCCTTGAGGATACCAAAACGGTTGATAGTTGTAGGTGGCCACATAGGCCGGATCGTAGTAATACTGATTGGTCAATAATCTGTCCAGCAAGGTGCCAGAAAATGCTGTGTCTGTTTGTTGTAGCACAGCACCAGTGGCTATGTCGCTGATCACCAGTCTTTGGTAATTGGTGTTGGTGCTGCCGGTCCAGTTGGCAAAACTTGTGACTGTATCCGACACACTGACCACAATGCCCAGCCAGGTGTTGCGTAGAGAATTGAAATTGTTGAATGTCACAGAATTCTGTCCAGAGGTGGCTGGTTGAGTGTTGAATTGATACACACCGTTGTTGACCATAGCACCCATCAAAGGAAAATAGCCTGTGCCTGAAATGTTGAATCGATCGTAGAACAGTGCCCCACGTTGTGTGCTATCTGACGGAGCAGTGGTCATGTAATTGGTGCCATACTGTATGGTCATAGCCCAGGTGCATTGCTTACCATTGGTGGTGATGCCTGTTTGGTCAACCGCAGCACTCACAGTGGGTGCAATATAGTTCAAAAATGTTGTGCTGCTGCCATACACAGCAGGATTGTCAATGTAGTTGCGTGGTGTTGTTGGAAAAGCCGCGCTGTTGGCTGTGGTGATGTTCACAGTGGCACGAGCACTGAGTGCACCTGTCCACCACCCTGCATATTGACTGGCTCGATTGGTTCCTAACATGTTATGTGAACGCTGGTGAAATTGTGGTCAAATACGCAGTGGCTGAGGTGCCAGGGTCGTAGTAGGCAGTGATGGATATCATGCTGATGGCGTTGGCAGTGGCCGGCACTGTGGTAGTTCCGCCTGCGTATTTGTAAGCAGCGCCAGAAGGCATGGTAATGGTTCTGCCAGTGGAATCCTGTTGCACAATTACCGTGACTGTGTCAGTCTGATAGCGATTCACCGCAGTGGGCACTCCGCCACCTGTGGGTATCGTGGCCACTGTGATAAAGCCAGTAAAACTCATGGTGGCTGCTTCTGACACTGTGTAGTATTGCACCTGGCTGTTGGCCTTGTTGACCACAACAGAGCCGGCTGAACTGCTGAGGCTGTAACTGCTTTCCTGATACTGTGTCAGTGCACCTAATCGGTTCTTGTTGGCATTGTCTTCGTTGTAGATGTTCCAGTAGTTGGCAACTCTGGTGGTGTTGCCCGATGATATGCCAAACGTGTTGACAGATCCGGGTGTGTAGTAGTTGAAAATGTTGCCCACATCCACTGCTCCAGATCCGGGCGAATGATTGGGTGCAGCCACAAACAACATGGCTGTGGGCAGCAAAGCACCTTGAGCAGTGTTGCCTGCACTGCTGGAATATATGCCTAAGGCATTGCCAATTCTGCTGCCATTGCTTACAGCAACAAAACTCTGTATGCTTCCTGCTGTGGCCAAGTTGGCATTGCCCACGTTGGCACTCTGCCCTGCCTGCAGAATAAAGGAACCGCTGCGTGCTATAAAAGGATTGGACTGGACAATGTTGCCGTTTTGAATGTATACTTCACTCGTAATGCCCTGCAGTCGACTGTTCACGTTGGCGTTGCCGTAGGTGGTAACACCGTTGAGATCAAAATACACAGTGGATGCCAGTTCAGTTTTTCTTGCACCGTTGTCTGTGGCTGTGAGCAGATCCATCAGACTCATTCTTGTGTTGCGCTGGTTGTTGGTCAGATATGTGGTGGTGTAGTTGCCACTGTAGCCATTGCCTATGATAATTGTGGAGGGCGAAATTGATGCAGCAGTGGTGTCTACCCATGTGTTGGCAGTGTTGATGATACTGCCTGTGGTGGTGATGTTGCCCAGTTGCACACGTCCAGTGGTGTTGTTGAATGTCATGGCAGTGTTGCCAGCAAACACTCCGCCGTCGTTGAACTGTATCTGTGTGTTTGATCCGCCTGCAGAAGTTGTTATGCCTGTGAGTTGTGATCCGTTACCAATGAAGTAGTTGCCAGTGACGTTGCCAGTGGCACTCACAGTGGTTGCAATAACAGCAGCCGGAGTGATATTGCCAATCACCATGTTGTTGATTGAACCTGTGTATGTGGGTGCAATTTCTACACTGGGTGTGCCTGTGGGTTTGATATGCACATGGCCCGAATTGCCTGTGGGTGAAATATCAATCTGAGCATTGGCACCAGTTATATTGGTGCTGACAGAGAGAGTAAAGTTGTCACCACCACCTGCACCCCATGCAGCCTGTGTTGTGCCTGCGGAATTTTTTAGTGTAGCGCCTGCTGAATTTACAGCTTGAAAATTAGGAGCAATCACATTGCCACTGTTGATGTTGCCAGTTACACTTAAACTGGTCAACACACCTACTGATGTGATGTTGGCCTGTGCGTTGCCTGTCACAGTGACGGCTGTGTTTGCACTACCTGCAGAGCCGGCTGAGGCTGCGTATGTGGCATTAGCCACTACACCTGTAACGTTGGCACCGGTGATGTTGGTCAATAAACTTCCGTTGCCAATCACATAACTGGCAGTGACATTGCCCGTAGTAGAAATACTATTGGACCCAAACGCAGACAAGAAGTTGGCCACATTGGCATTGCCGTATGTGCCGGCAAACGAAACAGGTGTGCCGTTGGCATAGTAGTAGTTGTCTGTGAGTAGGCCGCCTGTGGCAGTGTTGCCTGTGACACTAAGACTGGTCAATACACCTACTGAAGTAATATTGGCCTGTGCGTTGCCTGTCACAGTGCCTGCAGTGGTGGCTGAACCTGCAGAGACTGCGTATGTAGCATTGGCCACTACACCTGTAACGTTGGCACCGGTAATGTTGCTTAGTAATGATCCATTACCCGCAATGTAAGCACCTGTGATGTTGCCAGTGGCACTTACAGGACCTGGCACTGTCAGCACATTGCCTGCAGTGTTGAATGTAAATCCAGGGCCTGTGCCAATATTGCCTGCAGTGTTGATCAGCACTTCTGTGTTGGCTCCTGTCACAACAACATTGCCTATAATATTGCCTGTGACGTTGCCGAAGAAATTGGCTGCAGTGACATTGCCAGTGGTTGATATGGAGTTGGCACCTAAATTGCTCAACAGTGCAGTGACATTGGCATTGCCATAAGTTGACGAAATGTTGCTTAGTAGGCCGCCATCGCCCAGATAGAAGTTTGCACTGACATAGTTCACACCCACAATGTTGCCTGCGGCACCGGATGTTTTTAAGTTGCCGCCAATCACATTGCCAGTGGTGATCATGTCTGCTGTGTTGGTGCCTGATGCCAGGTATGCGCTCACATTGGCATTGCCGTAACTGCTGACAATGCCAGTGAGTTGGCTGCCGTTGCCTGCAAAATAACCTGCTGTGACATTGCCAGTGGTTGATATGGCATTTGAACCAAAGTTGGCCAACAGTGTGGTCACATTGGCATTGCCGTATGTGCTGACAATGCCGGTAAGTTGGCTGCCGTTGCCAATAAAGTAGTTGCCTATAACGTTGCCAGTGGCTGATATTACGCCAATAGTGTTGGCACCATCTGTGCTGGCAGCCAACAGCGCAACCACATTGGCATTGCCATACTGGTCTGGCTCCTGCACTGTGATGTTGGCAGACCCAGAATACAAGGTTGTGAAATTTCTACTGGCTACATTGGCATTTCCACTGGGTTGTGGATATAAACTGGTTGAACTGGTCATTGGCCGTCCTTATTTGATGTTGTATTGGCGATACTGGCGGGGCTGCCATACTGATGTAAAGCGTGTGTGGCCGCCAGACCATTTGCCTTTGTTGTTCTGATCTTCTACTTGATTCCAGGCATTATCAAATTTGCTGCCATATACCTGTGCATCTTCTACATTGTGACGTTTGATATAGTATTCACGCAGGGTGGCATACACATAGCCTTCTGGCCAGGTCTGTAGCACAGCATTGGTCTGCACTGTTTTGTTTAGAGCATAGATGTTGGTCACTGTGCCTGCTGTGGGAGTTGTTCCGGCCACTGCTGTGAATGTGATTGATGTGGCAGTGGGCTTGCTGGCCACTGTGTAAACACCGCCGGAACCAAGTGATCCAGTGCCGGCTGTGGCTGAAATAGTGTCACCAATTTCTAAACCATCATTTGTTTCCATTCCTGTGATGGCAGCAGTCCACGGTCCTGCTCCAGCAATTGAACCCACTGTGCCAGTGGTGCTGATCAGATTTTCTGCAGGTGCAAACAACAAAGGCCATGCTTTGTAGTAGTATAAGTTTACCAGGGCGCCTTCACCAATCCAAGGTAGGAAGTGATACTTGTCTGCTACTTCGGAAAACTTGCCACGAATCACAGCAGGCACGTTTACAGGACTCAAATACAACTGTGCAATCATACCCTGTGTGATGATGTCTCTATCGCCAATACGATCATACACAATCCACGGACCTGTTTGACTGTTTTGTTCGCCACCCGGATTGCCCTGTTTGAAGAACAGGATGGGCTTGTTCATGTCTGCAGGAATGGGAATGTATCCTTCTGAATCTGCCACACCAATGTTTTCAGCCGCATATGGATCACTACGCAAGGCAGGTAACTCCACGTTACGCATACTGAGTTCTGCTAAGAATATGCAGTTTTTAATTTCGTTGTCGTTGGTAGAACCTGTAAAGTCTTTGATATAGGTTACAAGTGCGTCGCCATCTGGTATTACAAACATTTTTAATGTCCCTTAAAGAAACGTTGTTGGCCCATCCGTGTAGGATAAGGCACTTCAACTGGTATTGGTAGTTTGCCACCAGGGTAGCAAATATACTGCGGGTATTCTCGTTCAACAACCCGGTAAAACTGCGCTTTTAATGTTCTATCGTGTTTGATAGCAGCCCAGGGCATACCACCAAAATACTGATCACTGATGCGAATGCTGACCACGTTGGGCAGGTCCATCCATTTGTAAGTGAGTTTGCCATCTTCACCAATGGGTGCCAAAGGATCGTGATGTCCTGCTTCGCATGCCTTACGGTATTCCTGGCAACGTCGGGCCACTGCTTCAGCATTGTGCTGTTCACGTGTGATAAAAAACTTGCCATCCTGTCGGCCAGTGGTGGTTTTGATGTTGTTTGAAGCGTTCCAACTGGTTCTTGACCAGTCGCCCTTCATTGAATTGTATAACTTGTCGTTTTTCAACAAGGCATCTGCTACGCCGTTGTGGTTTGTGACCATGCCTCCATGATCCTGTCGCCAGTAGTTGTGATTCTTTTCTGGGTCTGTGTCGTCTAAGTATTCGGGGGTGTCAATTGTGCTCATAGCAGTATTTAGTGAAACTGCAAAATACACGGATAAGTCCACAAAAAAAGCACCCCGAAGGGTGCTTTGTGGTCTGTTTGATCCGAGTTGGATTAAACGTAACTGTCGCCAGCACCAAAGTTCACACGCTGAACGAATGTGCTTGGACGTGCGCCTGATACAGCAGCACCTGATGCAGAGATGTTGTGTAATACACCAACGCCTGCTGGGTTACGCACAATCAATGTGCCTTCCATCAAGAACTGATCTAAACTGGCATCCGCATTTGAGAACACTTCATTGTTGGGACCTAAGTCACGCAATGAGCCCCACTGTAGAACGTCTTCGTTCATGAAGTAGATCTGATCACTTACACCTGCTGAGTCCATGATCCATGAATCATAGATTTCATAAGTGTAGTTGAAGTCGCCTTCATAAGTTTGGATTGTGTCACCACGCTCCACGTTACGACGGTTGATACTGGTGTTGGAGTTCACAATGTTGTCCGAGATCATTGTGCGTAGGCTGGTTGGAACAACCATTGTGCGGATCTTGGCATTGTAACGCTGTTCAGCAGTGGTGACCAATTGCTTGTATAACACAGGCTGGAACAACTGGTTTACAAATGTGCCAGTGTAGAACTCTGTGCCGTTGGCACTGATGTTTAGGTTACCAACGTTGGCAGTGGAACTGTCGCTCGATGCGTTGTTGGTGTTTGTGGTGATGTTGGCAGCAGCGCCAGCACTGGGGTTAAAACTGTGTGTGCCTGCAAATGCGTTCAATGAACCCATACGACGACCTTCAGTTTGTGCAGTGGCAGGGCTAATTGCTGTGCCTGATTGACCTGAGTATTGTGTGCCGATCTGATCTGCACGAACCAATTGCATTTCAACGTCGAACATCAGTTCGATCAGTTGTTTTACTTCTTGGTATGCTTGTGGGTCGCCACCAGCCTGCATCACAGCACGTGCTGTTCCAGAAGCCGCAATGGTTGTCTGGAAAATCTGTGTGTAGTTGCCGAGATTGTAACGTGAATTACTTTCTGCATTGGCTGTAGACACAGCAGCACCTTCTTGCACAGCCTGGGCTGATGGCAAGCGATAGATGTCGTCTGTCCACAAAGGCAAAGTGCTATTGACCTTGCGTTTTTTACTCATACACATGTTCAGAACAGGTGTATCATCTTTTACGCGATTGCTCACGTCTAAATCTAAATCTTTGACAACGATGTCAGCGCCATACGCTGTAGTTCCGTTACCAATTTGACTTGTTGTAATTTCTGCCATGTTATTCTCCTTGAATGTAGGCTAAGTTATCTACTACTTCTTGATGCTGAACGAATCTGTGTGAGTCGTTGCATCAACAAGTTGTCGCCGGCTTTTTTATCACCGGATTTGGCTTGTTCACGAAGTTTATTCATGCCTTCTGATTGGTCTCGAGTGGTTTGAGTTGATCCTTTGCGACTGGTCAATGCAGCGATACTGCTGCCTGCTGACCGTGTGGTGGGCTTGCCGCGGTATTTTAAACCGTCTCGGACAAGTGCCAACAAATTTTCATCACTTGATATCAAATCAATATTTCTAACACCAGGAATAATCTCGCCATGTGCGTCGGGCCATATCTTGGCAACACGTTCGCGCAGTTCATTGTAGACATATTCGTTTCGCAACTCCTTGTCTGTGAATGCTCGACGGTTGAGATCTAAGCGTTCTGTTACCTGCTGTCGACGAACTTCTCTAAACTGATCCACTGCCGGTTTTAACTCACCAATCATTGCTTGCTGCTGGCGAATGTATTGCTCATTCTGCTGCATTGATGCTTGAATCCTGGCACGTTGACCGGGATCTTGCGTCTGCGCAAGTTGCTGATGGAAAGTTGTCTGGTAGTTTTGCGTTTTGAGAATTTCATCATACGCTGCCTGTAACTTGGGCTGAACCGTAAACTCCATGGCCAGTGTTAGTCCTTCTTGCTTGGCTCGACTGTCTTTTACAAATTCATCGAACTCGGCTTTTTCAACCTTTAACTGGCGTGCTTCTTCGTGTATTGCTCCACCTTGACCTAATATGGACGCGGCTTTCTTGGCATCAATAACAATTTCTCGGCCATTCTTCATAAATTTGAATCGGGCGTTGGGGTTTGTTTCTGCAAACTCCACGAAATCAATTAAATCATCTGCTGTAGAATTATTACTGTCAGGGCTTACAGGTTCATCTGGTGTGTCCTGGGCGTCTGCTTCATAATTGTCGCTGTCTATATCTGTGTCGCTGGCATCAGCAACTTCTGGCTCTACACTCGCGTGGGCCACAGGCTTCAAAGATTCCTCTTCTGGTCCTGTTGCAGTCTGCTCGGTTGCACGAATCAGGTTACGTTCGGTCTGTTGACGCATAACGGCCATCTTTTCGGCAATTGAGTCCAGGCTTGGGACTGCTGGGTTGACATTGGCCGCAGTGCCGACTGGGTCGGTGCTGTTAGGCGTGATCGTTGTGTTCATTTTGTTCCTTTTAAAGCCGGGGGCAATGCCTTACCAGCGTGAGATATTTAGTCAATGCGGTAGAAAAGGCGGATTATTGGTTTTGTCGGGGATCTGCTTCCCATTCAATGATTCTGTTTTTCATGATCACTGCACGCTTTAAACTGGCAATGAATGCATCCATACCACTTAGTTGATTGGCCATGGCCACACGTCGGCTGTTGTCGTCGGCGGTGTGTCCTGTAATGGTGATCAGGCTGTCGGCCAGTTCAAATCTAAAGTGATGCACAAACAGGGCCAGGTCACGATTCTTCAGCAGTGCTTCTGCATCCGATCCATACGTCTTGGCTCTGTCGCGTTGTGCGGGTGTAAACTTTTTGTAGTTGTTCAAATCCACTGTGACACGGCTGTTAAAGGCCGCTACTGCATCTTCATCAATCATTTCTGTTCCTTATAAAATCTATTACGAGTATACTTTGGGATCTCCTGCTGCCATACTCATAAAGTCCAATTGGCTTTCTGCATCTTCTCCGGCCACTTCGGCCTGTATCTGTCGGGCACGCACATCTGCCAGGTTGGCATCTGCCAACTTCTTTTTGTCATCTGGGCTGGGTTCGCGATTCTTTTGTGCTTCTTGTCCTGCTGTGATCATAGCCACAACTTCTTCATCACTTGGCAAGTAAGTGTCGCAGTCTTTTACACCCAACTGATACAGGGTATCTGCAAAGGGCTTTTTGACTTTCTTAAACATGTCCGGTGTCAGTGTGCCAGATTGCACCATTGCCTGCACTGTTTGATACAGTTCTTGTTGACACTTCTGTATGATCTGTGTGCGGGCCAAGGCGTTCTCTTCACTCATCATGCCTAATGCCAGTTCAATGTGCACCTGTTTGCGATCGCAGAAGTTCATGTCGTCCCAGGCCAGGTAGTCTAAAAATACCGGCTGCCGATCTGGGTGGCAACTGGCTGCCAATTTCTTTACACCGTAGTCATCACCATACTGAATCAGTGTTCTCCACGTGAGCCACAGGGCTTCTTTCAGTCCTTCTGCACAGTTGCGCACTGTGTTGTCCTGTATGATTTGATTGGGCGTCAGGGCCATTTGCAATTTGATACCAGAGTTGCCGGGTGCCATCACTTCGGGATTGAACACATCAGCCGGAGTGGTCATACCAATCATGCTCATGGTGTCTTGTTGGATACGCTGCATGGCCACTTCTAAGAACTGCAGATTGCCACTTGGTGGTGGGATCTGATACACGTCTGTGGCTGGATCAAATTTGCTATCCAGAATAAAAATGGCCGCTTCTCCATCCTGTAGCATTTCAAAATCCAGTTTGTCGGGTTTGACACCCAATCTTGGCGTTGCTGTCAGCAGGCCCAACTGTATCTCTGCTCTTGCGGCAGATGTTGCATACTCTTGCATAGGAATCACTGACTCGGCGATGCTCATGCCGTAGAAGTTGCCAGGTAAAGGTTTGGGGCACATGTTGGCCACCGGAATAAATTCTACTTCTCTTGCAGAGATGATGTATGAGCCGGAATAGATTAGTTCTACCAGTTCCAATTCACCATCACCATCGATGTCATACTTGTTCCAAACTGTGACGATACTTACTTGTCGGCTGTCTGGATCTGCTGAGGCTGCTGATGATACAGGAATACCCATCACAGGAACTGAGTCACGTGCGTGGATGGCCAAGTTGTTCAGCACAGATCCGGCTTGATAGGCACCGTTCATATTGTATTCGGCAAAGCGTTCAAACTCATCCAGCACAATGCCCGGATACAGTTCCATGGCTTCTTGAATGGTCATTGGATCGTAGTAGCCGCAGAAAGGTTGGTCACGCATTTCTGGCACAGTGGGATCACAGATCCAGTAATGCTGTGCGATCGGGTGAAACTTGATGTTGATGTTGTAGCCAGTGAGTTTATACTTGGCAGTATACACAGTGTTTCTGGCAATGGCTGCACTGAGAATTTCTTCTTCGCCTTCTAACTGGCCTTGAGCCAGTTCTGCTTCTTCTGCGGCCATGGCATCTGGATCTTGTTCTTCCGCAGCACCCAGACGGCCCATCATTGCATCCACACGTGCCTGTGCAGATTGTTCTTCAAGCCCGCCCAGCAGTTGTTGCACTTCAGCCAAGACCTGTTCCATCTTTACTGTGGTTCTGCGACGACTTTGACGCAGTGCTGTGAGGCCAGACTCTGCTGCCTGCTGTTCAAATGCACGTAGTTCGTCTGCTGTGCCGGCAGTTTCCACATAGCGTGTGATGGGTTCACGCACAGGCTTGATCATCATCATACCATTCTTGTGCATTGCGGCATCCATCACCCAACGTTCCATTATGAAGTGTGGCTCGTTCATTTGATTTACAACTTTTGAAACCATATCAGTGGCTTGCCTGGCGGCTGCTTCGTCTTCTTCTGAATCCGGCACAAATTCAAAGTTCACTTCTGAATTGGGAATCAGCCCCTTGGTGATCACCGCAGTGGCATAGTCCACAGCAGGCTTTACTGAAGGGTGGATATAGTCAATGCCGTTGACGGGTGCTGTTGAGTCGGTCACTGCCAGCACCAAGTAATGGTAATCCGATGCTCGATTTACTGCGTTCTTTGTGCCAAGATAGCGTAGATAGGATGCCATTTTGACATCCATCTGATTTTTCATGCGCACAAATGTGGCATTTTGTTTCTTGTTCTGATTGATCTTGTCAACAGGTATGTTCTTTATGTCCAGCATTGGGCTTTCCTTTGGATCAAGTATTTAGCGGCATCTGCAAAACTGGGTATTAGTCCGGCAAGATGATCATGGGATAGCCGGCTTCGGCAGCGGCCCAACAGGCTGAACAGGGTTCATCAAAATCCGGGTTCAACGGGAATATTTCCAGTCGGACACCATTGCCATCTGCCAGTTCTAATAGTGCAATGGTGTGCTTGTGACACAGCAACATGGCACGTCCGGCCATATGCACTTCACATTCAGCCACTGGCACTGTGATTTCTTCACTCATGGAGTTCTTCCTTCCCACTTCAATACAAAGTGTGTTTTGTCTGCACAGGGTTCAGGCCAGACGTGATCTGCAAACTGAGCCACTGTGCAGGGTCTGCCTGCAAACACCCACACAGGTGGATACAACTGCACATTTGCAGTGGCCGGTTTACCTTGGGCTGTGACACCAGCAGGATATTGATTGGTTATCTCGGGCCAGTTCATTCAAACAACTTGCCAAATGTTGTGCTATCAGAATTCCAGGCAGCAATGCGTTTGAGTGCTATTTCCACATAAGCAGGATCCAGTTCACAGCCAATGTATTCATGGCCCAGTTCCACAGCAGCACAGCCTGTGCTTCCAGAACCGTTGAATGGATCTAATACTACACCGCCCTTGGGTGTGACAAGTTTGATAAGATACTTCATCAACTCAATGGGCTTTACTGTGGGGTGATTGTTGCCTGGACTATTAGCAAGTCTTTCTGCCAACATAGTTGGACTTGCACCTGCTACTTTTTCTGCGTGATCCAACACATTACCGTGTTCATCTCTTGCTCTGCGTGTTTGTGCTCCTGGATCCTCAAACCCAATGTGTCTCTCTCGACGGCTGACCTTGGGGCAGTAGAAATACTTTTGATATGGTTCTGCTATCTCACCGAGGACATTAGAAGGGAAGCGTCCTTGATCATTTGCTACAAATTGCGGACTACCATCACCACCTGATTGTGTTTCCCCACCGCCTGTGGCATTATGGAAACTGGCTGTGCGTTTGCCTGCTGTTGGCTTATTACTTTTACTTTTTCCACTGCCAAAGAAGTTAGTGCCATTTGTAGCATTTTCTTGTCCTCTTGCTATATCATCTTGATGTTTGGCATCATACGCATCTTCATACGGCACTCTCGTAGCATCAATGTTGAGAGCACCTGTGCCCCACTGTTGACAGTTGCGGGCTATTGATAGTTTGATAGGCTTGCGGGCCAATGCTATGGGTTCATGTGCTGGTTTCAATGCTGTGCCCCAACCTGACCAAGTTTTGCCATCTTCAGTCTGACTCTGAGTGACATCTACGGTCTTGCTACGAGCACCAATAGTATAGTTGTCAAACTCCTGATCAAAGCAACCAGATTCTTTCTCACCTATTTTGACCTGTGGTGTGGTCACAAAGTAATCATCATATTCATCACCACAGCCCAACACTGATTTCAGCGTGAGCCACTTGTCGTCTTTGGGCAAGTTGTTGGCCCAGCCTTTGTCTTTGAAGTCTGTCTTGAGATATCCACCAGCATTGAATCCACACTCACGAGCGATCTCTGCTGTGCTTTTACCAGATTCTTCATACAGTTGTCGCAGTATGGCTTTGACTTCAGACAGTTCAGTTTTATGTGCGGCTTTACCACTCTGACGATCAATGCTCTTGCCAACATCTTGGCTCTTGGGAAAGCCTGAACTGTAGATCCACATGATCTGATCACGAATCTCAAAGCCGGCTGTTTGTAGGCTCATTGCCATATGATGATAGGTTCTGGCTGCAGAGAACGCAAGCACATGTCCGCCGGGCTTGAGCACACGATAGCATTCAAGCCAAAGATCACGCATCCAATATTGAAACTCAAGATCATCAGCCAGGCTGGTATGTTTCATTCCGCTGGGCAAGTTTTGAACTGCCACCATCTTGCTGGTTGTTTCCGTGGCCTTCCGACTGTCCCAGTCTTTGCCCAGGAAGCCTATGCCGTAGGGTGGATCTGTCACAATGGCGTCTACGCTGTTGTCGGGTAAGTTTTTTAGGGTCTCACGATTGTCGCCCTGTAAGATTTGATATTTCATTTTGTTTCCTTTGTAGCAAATATCGTAAGAAAGCCCCCTAAGGGGCTTTGGAGTGTTATGCTTCTACGATTGCCATAGCAAGGTTATGAGTATCTGCGAACTCACGCACTCTATCATAGTCAGCGGCAAACTCGTGCTCATATAGTTCTTCGCTGTCCCAGGCTCCGGGATATAGTTTGTAGAAAGCCTTTCGGTCTCTTAGCGTAGAGTCATCGGCGATGAGTTCTGCCAGTAAGAATAAATTGTTGTTATCTATTTCGACCCAAATTTCGGTTTCGGTGTTGTGGTCTGTGCCGAACAGTAGGCTCGGCTTTGGTTGATTTAGTGTCATTTCGTTTCTCCTTATGAGTAGCACACTTATACAACACGCCTATCGTGCTGTGTTGTTATTATAACACAATTGTATTTAGCATACAAGTGTTTTTGGCAAACTAAATCACGCATCCGGAGAATAACTTCGCTTCCACGCAGGTAGTCGTGATTCGTCTCGTCGGATATATCTATCTCGCTGTGCGGCCATTCGCTGTTGTGGTGTTCTGTTGTCCCAGGGTTCAGCAAATCCGTTCAGCACACCCAGGATGGCATATCGGGCTGAATCAATATGATCATCTGGGTCACTAAAGCGACCTTGTCCATCCACAAAGTAATTACGTGCTTCGTTGAGAAAGCCTGTGCAGTTTTCATTTACCATTAGGCTGCCCACTTCCAACATCTGTCGCATTTGGTTTATGCCATAACTCTTGTGGTTGGTCACACGGCCTTCTGAGTCTGGTGGATTCATAATGGGTTTGGGCAACACGTTGAGTTCATACTGCTCAAACAGTTCTCTTATGCTTGATGCACTCATTGTGTAGCGACCCGGCGTTGATGCATCCGGTGGCAGCACAATGGGTGTGCCAAACACTTCAGGACGCAGTAGATGATTGATATACTGTGTGGGCACTGCTTCTTCCACACCCTGCACTGCAATCTGTTTGTGCAGCCAGGCAGTGCGTTCGTATGGATCCCAGTAAAGTAGGGTTATAACTGTTTTGTCATTGACCAAGCCCAGGTCCAAGGCAATGATTCTTTGTATGTTGGGCATTGAACGGAAGTCAAACTCCGAAGGCTGGTAGGTGGGCCAATCGCGTATTGAAAACACAGCACCTTTGCCTTGAATGGGCTTGCCCTGCATACGTGCTTCACGTTCGTGTGGCAGGTAGTCACGGGCCAGTTGTTCACGGGTGCTGTTCAGCAGGAATGGTTCACCCCAAGGATCATATTCCGGCACGTCATCCCAGGCCACACGAATGTAGTCGTAGCCCTGTTCTCTATTCCAGAACTTTGATACCAAGCCGTTAAGACCTTTGAGTGGTGTAAAACTGCACATGACCATGCCCTGTGTAGTGGCAGTTCTTGTGACAATTTCACTGAAGAAATCATCTGGCGGTTGTTCATCAAAAACGGCTAAATTTAATTTGAATCCCTGTAGTTGTCTAACCTCTTGAGTGTAGTTGGCAAACAGCAGATAACTCTTGCCACCGGACGCATGTAGGATCTCTACGCCGATTGCATTGGCACCATCTGATCGCATGGTGTCTGGCACAATGCAGTGACGAGGTATGGCACCTGTGCCTAAACTATCACGCAGTTTGACATCGGGTGTGCCCAACAGTTCATTCTGTAGCACCAAAGCCACTTGACTCCAGCCTTCACCCGCAACCATGGCAGTGATGGGACGATCGAAACGTCGACCCTGCCACCAGTCGGGATAAACACCTGTAAGGTGCATGGCAGTTTCATAACAGGTTGAAACTGTTTTACCAATTCGGTTGGCAGCCAAGATACCTCTACGGTCTGTAGTGGTCACAAAGAAACTGCGTTGGTGATCAAATGGTCTAAAGTATCGGAGTTGATTATACTGCATGTCATCTGCAATACCAATCACCAGATCTTCCAACAGCAGTTGTGTGTCACGTGGCAACGTGCTCCAGGCTTCGGGCGCAATCTCATGTGTGTCCAAGGCACTGCGCAGCGCACGGCGCATTAGTAATGCAGTGTCGATCATTCTGCTTCAATGGGCCAGTCTCGGCGGATCTCATTTAGGCAGCGTAGGGCCTGGCTTAGAGCAAAGATATCGTCCGGTGTGGCCAACCAGGTGTCCGGACGCATAAGGTCTGTGCCATCTGGCTTTGACAGACACCATTGCAAGCGTTCTGACACCAGTCGCATATGGTGTTCCATCTGTCCAGGAAAGCGTTGTATAAATGCTTCTCTGTTTACAGCATTGACCTTCTGCATGATCTTGGTGTCATCTGCTCGTCGTGTTTCCACTGCGGCTTGTATTTGACCATCGCGAACTTGAGGGGAGGGATGAGCCATATTATTCTGCCAAGTCCCAAGGATTCACAGCGGCCTTTTGATCCAACTGCACAAAGTCTCGGTCCACATACTTGATCCACTGATTGGTGTTGTTGTAGCGGAAGGTCTGCATCATGGCTTTCAAACGTCGGCCAATGGGTGTAAATGATCCATCGGGACGTTGCACAATCTGTTCGCCTGTTCTGGGGTCTACCCAACGAATGATCTCTGGCCTGACCTTGCCCCACTTGTCAATCTTCTCACCGTAGGGACGTGGTTCAATGGGACCAATCACTTCATAGGTGATCAAGCCGTTTTTATACTTCTTGAATGTGCAGTGCATCTTGCGACCCTGGCTGTGATATTCTGGATCACTGTGTGGCACAAAGGCAGTGAAGAATTCATTCTGCAGTTGGTCACGGCCGGGGATTGCGGGATCTCTTGGTGGCAACTCCTTCATGGGATCTTCTGGCACCAGATCTGTTTTGTCCAGGTAAGGATTGTCTGTGCCAATGTATCGGGGATCTGTGGGTGCACCATTCAGCACATCCATGGCCACTTGATACTTCAACTTGTTGGCACGACCTTTGAGGTTCAGCACCACACCGGTTTCATCATACACAAAGCGTTCCAGTTCTTTGGCAGTGGGAAAGTCTGTCATCAGGCCTTCCAGATCAAAGTCTCGTGTGTTGATGTCAGGCTCGGGCTGCACAGGCTTAGAGGCCTTTGCAGGTTTTGTTGTGGTAGTTTCTTCTGCTGTGTCGTCCCAGATGTTTTCACCGGGAGAGGTTTGATTTTTGTTTGTCATTTCTTTTTCCTTTCAATCAAAATCATTTAAGTGTAGCCGGTATCTTAGAGAAAGATCCAGGATGGCTGTCCTGATCCCTGTCCCCCGGCTACCCGGGACAAGAATTCTGTGTGTTTATTTAGTAGCCGGAACTGGCACCCAGTGCACCTTTGCGAGCCGCTGACGATTTCTGTTGTGTGCCAGCGTTGCCCTTGGTAGGTCCACGTCCAACGTTTACTTTGGCTTTGACGGGTTCCACTGCAGGGTCTCTTACTGAACGCATGAGTTCACCACGTCGTGCCACTGCATCTGTTACCATTTTGGCCAGGTCCGACTTCTCTGAACCTGTCCGGGCCTTTTCAGCCATGGCGTCCTTACGCTTGGTGCCGGTGTTCTCATTGCCTGTGGTGGGACCACGTGACTGATTGATCGGCTTGCTTTGCATGTTTTTGGTTGATATTCTCATTATAGAACTCCTGGTGTGATGTATACATTGCCTGTGGGGCTGATGCCCGCGGCACTGATGTAGAATGTGGTGGCAGCATTGGGTGCTTGTGGAATGGCAATCATGGCCGAACTGAAAGGAGCAATCACGCAGCCAATGCCGTTGTCACCAGAGTCAGGCACTTTTGCGTTGGTATCGTCGGCATCGAAACTCACGTTCACTGCCACAACATTGCCGTTGTCAGTATTCACACAATACAACACATTGGGGCAACCTGCTGAGCCCATGTTGACTGTGACTGCGGTGTCTGTCGAGTCGTCTGCGTAGGGCACAACAACTGAAGATCCAATAGGAGAGAATGGTATCATGGCCTGTCCTTAGTATTGGCTCTTAGGGCCGTAGTTGAAGTTGCTGGCACCAGTTGAAGCCACAGGACGCTTGCCTTTGGTTGTGCTGCCGTAATCGGGTCCACCTGTTTGACCAACTCTGATTGCGTCAGGATTGCCAGGTTTCTTCACAGTGGTCATTCCTGATCCACGCACTTGGTGACCACGGTTGATTGAGTCACGCACTGAACCTTGAGCAGGCAGTTTTGGCATGCCGCTTGTAGGTGGGCAGTTGTAAGGGTCTCGGGTAACTGATACACTGGCACCAGGGCGTGCGGGGTTTTCACAACCGTGATTGCCCACTGTGGGACCACGTCCTTTGTTCACTGTGCGACCATCGTTCATGTAGCCTGTAAATTTATTCACTTGCACACCACCGCGAACAGCAGGGTTGGTTTCACGTCCTGCACCATCAAAGCCGAGGCCTTGATCCTGTTGTGTTTTTGAGTTGGGTCTCATCATTTTTGTTTTCCTTTTGACTTCGAAGTCTTTTTTGCTGCCGCTCGCTTGGTAGCATAGGCAATGGCCACGGCTTGCTTTTGGGGCTTGCCAGCAGACACCTCTTTGCTGATGTTTTCCTTGAAGGCCTTCATGGATGTGGATTTTATCAACGGCATGATAGTATTTAGTCGGCTTTTGTTTTTGCAGTGATTTGAGCCAACTGAGCCAGTGCAGTGGCAAACGCTGCCTGTTTGGCTTCTACAGCGTCTTCTGGGCTGTTCACTTCCACTGCCATACGCTCAGCAATCATCTTGTTCATGAATGCTTTGTCGTAGTCTCTCACACCGTTCCAGTCTGATCTGCTGATGGCACCCACATAGTTGTGTGTGAGTAGTTCAGCGTAGGTCTTACCTGACTGCAGTTCTATTTGCTCCATTAGGCTTTCTATTGAGATCTTGGTGGTGGCACCCTTGCGTCGACCGGCGTTGGGTCTTGCTCCGCCACGGCCAGGGCTCTTCTTTGAGTAGCGAGGTTTCTTTGGTTCAGTTGATTCCATAGCAGTTATTTAGTGTCATCACGGACTCACGGATTATTGAGCCGTGAGTCCTTACTTGCGTGTGCGTTTGCTGGCCATTACCCGTGTCTCTGCCACTACAGGTCGTTCATCGTTTTGTTTTTGCTTGATACGATCGTGCAGTTCACGCTGTTGTAGTGCATACCAGTTCTGTGCAATCTCTTCTTTTACACCGCTTCGTTCTGCCCACAAGGCCATACGTGCCAGGCCCATGATGGTGCCTTCCAGTGTCGCTCTATCCAACTCACGAGATCTGAGCCTATCCAGTTCTGCTTGAAACTCTGTGTCCAGGATCATCCATGTGTCCTGATTCAAGCCATTGTAGCCACCACGCATCACTGTCAGCACTGGTCTATCTGCCCAGGGTGTGTCTACCCGTCTCACGCCCAGGCGTTTTAGTTCTGCTATTTCTCTTGCTCTTGCTCTTGCTTGACCCATTATATGCTCCGTTTATTCTCAAAATAAGTAGTGTATGCTGACCTCTATTGAATACACCACTTGGCGACGATTGGTTCGTCCTCGCGGATCCCCACCCAATGCTCCGCCAGATCCGGTGTGGGTTCAGCGTGGCACACAGATTCGGCCGGTGTGCCCGATAATCCTGCAGGAATTTATTCAGATTGTTCAACTGAATTCAATTCGCGATCGCGGGCTCGACTCCGCCAACCTGTAGCCCTGTTGTCTGCTTGACGCTGTCCGTGTTGCTGTCGGGTGATCACACAGCAGTTGGCCCATGACCATGGTCGATCTGCATTCATTCTGGTCATCATATAACTGGTGCTTAAACGTCCACGTTGTTGCCAGTGCTCTCGCCATAGGTCTTGATACTCTGCAAATGTCACAGTCCAGGGTTCTTCACGCCATCTGGCCTGATTACGCTGTTGCACATAGGCTCTGTATTGCAGGTGTGTCTGGAGGTCTGGACCTGATATCCATGCCCCAGGTCTGCTGTTGGGTTTTAAACTGCGTCGGTATGCCATGATTTTTTCCTTTAATCAAATAAGTTGTTGAAACGATCACTGGGTGAGTTGTGATTGATTGATGCCTGTGCCAACAGCAGGGCTTCTGCGTGATCTGCACAGCGGTAGATAATTTCGGCTGGGCTGTCTGCACTCACCACAGGTGTGCCGTGTTGGGTGGTTCTCTCAGTGAGTTTTAATTTGTTATACACACCCCAGGGCTGATCAGATTCTACCACGTGATCCCAACCCCGTCGTCGAAAGTTCCGGTAAGTGGCATCCACAGTCATTTCCACTATCAAGTTATCACTGATGCGTTGGAATGTGAGTCGCCAGAAACACACACCGTTTTTGCCGGGACGTTCTTCTCGATCTATTAAAATATATTCTTCATTCATTTCTGTTGCTTTCATAAACCACCAAACTTTACCAAGGGCAAGTCATCCAGCCTTGGTATGCTTTTTGCACTCACTATGCTGCCGTGTATACCTTGATTGTGATAGAATTTTTTTTGTGATTCACTCATGGTGTGATCCATTTCAATCACATACTCTTCGCCTTCCAAATACAACATGACTCGAGCCATTTTTTTGTCTTCAAAGAATGCCACTATCAGTGTGTCATACAACCAAGCACTACGGCGACTTCTTTGATGCAGTCGCCCTATGCACACTTCACGGTTCTGTGCTTGTTGTAGTTGCTGTTTAACATTGGTTAGGTATTGTTCAAAATAATCTGAGTCATCTGCTCGGGCTCGGATTTCTCGCATACGATCATAGCGTTTGAGTTCAGCAGTGGCCAACTGACACGCACCCTGTGCTGCCCAGTGGCTCTTTTGCAGTGTTATGGCTATCTTGACACCTTTTTCAGTTTGCACATGTTGCACTGAGATTCCGCTGTAGCGAGATGTTAGTTCTCGCGGCCGGATAACACTACCACTCTCTTCTGGAGACGCAGTCTCTGTCTCAAGAGGTAAAGGAGACGAAGTCACAGCCCGGAGTTCAGTTGCGTCAGCAACTGGCTCAAGGGCAGGTCTCGTAGAGACCTTTACACCCATCACATCTACGCAATCTTTGCGAGATGAATAGTTTTGTATTTTCTTATTTTCTTCGTTATATACTTCTCGCGGAGCACGATAGTTATTTGTC